GCGGTCCCGCCATATCAGCTAATGCCGTGGTGGTGAAATCGCCTGTACCGGTAACACGACGTGTATCAGCAGCAGCAGCGGAATCAACATCAGCGTCAATAACCGCATAGCTTTCTGGTACTAGAGCATCACCTTGCGCCAAAGCTTCACTAGCCTGAACATATGCCCAGGTACGACCCATGTAATCGGTACTAATAGTTCCCGCCTTCTGAAGAGGTTGAATACTTTCAGTGGCCAGGTCTTGCGCTGTTAATAATTGGCTACTCATCGTTTTATCCTCCTCCCTTACGGATTGACCGAGGTCAATTTGAAGTTTTTAGCACGATCATCACACAATAACTGGCATTTCATTTTCAATTGGCCTGTTATAGCCGCTTGATCGGTCGGTTCTTTAAAACCGCTGAAATCCATGTTAAGCGCGGGATGTATGTACATGTGGGTATGGTTTTTATTGATACCGAAAACCGTGTTTGCCGGGCAATATGGATCAGGATAGATGGTAGCACCAAAACTTACCCATTCGATATTTTGCCTGAACCCAATGTCGGCCATGTCAGCATTGACACGGGTACGTTGACCTTCAAGTTGCAGTTCGAGACTGCTGTAAATATCTAGTGGACAGAAGATGCAATCTACACTGTCAGCACCACCTTGATTAGCGTCGTTCAGACCGTTTGCCAGTTCGTCCAATGTGATGGACGCGCTAGAAAGATCCTTTTCCCTGCCAGCCCAAATATAATCGTTTGAACTTGAAAGGAATCCCGCATAATCAAATTGACCTAATTCGGTATAAGCTATACCTGCATAAGTACCGGTGGAATCTACTGCTGCTCCTAAACCCGTGATTTCCTTACCGCCGGACCCTGTACCGTCACTGTAGATACCGTCACCCATGAGTTTACGGATATCGTCCAATGCACCAGCCATTTCTTCACCAAAAAGGTTGAAAATGGTGTTTCGGTCACGACTAGGAAGTTTACGGATATCATTTATCGCCATCAGGTCTTTGATGTTCATGGCCGCGTTTTCAACGAGACTATCTTCATCGATTGTCACGTTAACATACACGTTTTTCCATTCCAAAGAACCTTCAGCGAACTGTTCTACGCGGGTGGTGTTGAACTGGTCGAACCCAGCATAAAAACCACCGTTGTTACGCTTATATCGGACCTTGACCTTCAGTGGCGATCCCGTAGCTTCAATTGCCTGATCCTGTAAGATCCGCAACGCTGCTGAATCGCGTGAAAGTACTGCCGTATTCAAATCACCATGCATCGCTAACGTTGCAATAGTAATTTGGTCTAATACTGCTGCCATAAATTGCTCCTAAATTTATTGACAACAGAGGTAGAGAACGGCTGTAGCGCGGAAGTCTCTACTCAACCGCGCTACGGCTCACTGCTTTTTAGTTAACAGTAAATTGTTTACTTAGTTTGTCCAGCAAATCCGGGTTATCTGCCAGCATACGGGCAACGCCCTGCTGGTTAACCTTTCCGGTCAAGATATCGTCGGCTTGCTGATCGGAATTTGCGGTGGCGCTGGATGGGGAAGTACCACCCGTAGCTACCTGTCGAGTTGCACCAATAGCTTCGTTACGCATTTGCTTTTTCTCAGCCCGTGCGCGGTTATGGACAGATCCTAGTTGGATGACTTTGGCAAAATTGACATCATCACCCGAATCGCGATATTTCAAGGCTGTCTGAGCATCTTCCTCAGTTAACCCGAAATTGTCGATTAACTCTTTTGACCTCGAAACCTGTTGCCGATGACCTTTCAGTTGGTTCACTTCGCCCTGAAGCTTAGTGAATTCGGTCACAAGTTCTTCGGTAGCTTGTTGGTACAGCTTCGATTTCTCGTCCGTTTGCGGCGTGGCGGCAGGTTGATCATAATACGAATCGTAGCTGTCGGTATTAGCCGCAGCACCATTAGCATTGGCTTGAACAGCATATATTTGATTCTCTAACGCTTGTATACGCGCATCACGTGACGATAATTCCTGTTGCAGCATACTTTTGGTTTGACCCAATTCGGTTATCTTGCGATTTCCGTGATCGGCTTGTTTCCTAAGTTGCTCCAACTCGGCGGTAATGGCATCTGGACTTTCGGGGTCCTGATGATCGACTGTACTTTGGTCAGGGGTTTCGCTTATCTCAGCCGAAATTTCCGAGGACGATACCGCTTCTTCCTGATCAATGCCTTGGTCGGTAATGGGTTCATTCATTTTAGAATTCCCTCTCAAAAAAAAAGCGAACATCAGGATTCCCGGTTAAAGGGGTTGATCCAATGTTCGCCGAATGTGTCGGTAGAACTTATTTATAATTAAGATTTAGATACTAACCTATAACACCGCTAATAACCTATCGTCAAGTAAAAAATGCTATTTCTTCGGGTTTTGTGCAATTTTATTTGCGTAACGCAACATTTTGGCCATTATTTGCAGTTGTTCAGGATTATTGGCCTTAATAGTAAGATCAATTTGTTTGAACTCACCATCATGGCGTTTCATTGTTAGTTCGCAATACTTTATCTTGGATACCAGGTTAACAATATCCATTACCGTGGATATCATTCTTCTGATCCGTTCATACTGTTAATGAGTTCCCGATCAAAAGAATTGGTTTCCGATAACGGAGGTACACCCGTGATACCCGATTCCAACCGTTTCATGGATTCCAAGAGTTCTATCATCACCATGGTGTTGGTACTGATAAGTGACAGCATACGGTCAGCTAATACCTTGTTAGGGACCAGGGCTTGTTGTACCTCAGATTTATAATCTTCGATCTTAGGCATCTTTCTCCGTTTCAGTGGTGCCGCTACCACGTTTTTCTTCCAACAGTTCGATCAATAACTGGTTGGTCATCTTTTGTAAAGCGATAAGTTTGGAGATCGGGTTCGCTTCGCGTTCCCTCCCGCTTGCACTCAATTCCTTCATCTTATCGATCTTGGTCAAGTTACCTTTATAAGTGCTGGTTTGCGCCATTGGTTCAGCCTCCTCGTTTATTTCTTGTTTATGTAACGGATAAGACACGCTAGTGTCCACATGACACCATATGCCATCCCTAATAAGATAAAAATATGTACTATTGCGTCCATTTCTTACATTTGCGGCATGGCTTGTTCAGGGACACCTTGTCCCAACCCTGCCAATCCTGTTAATCCACCACCCATCCCGGCTTCACCTTCGGGAGCGGGTGCTAATCCTTGTCCCGCACCCGGCATTTGCGGCATGGCCTGTTGCGTTGGTGCTTGCCCGTATTCGCCTTGCATCATGGGGTTGAACCCGGTAGCTTGACGTATTTTGGCCCTGAGTTCCGGTCGGATATGTATTCCCGTGGTATTAAGGAACTCTTCAATATCGTATACCCCGATTTGCAGTAGCTGGATCGCATAATTTATACGCGCTACGGTATTGTGAGGTAGATCGGCTTGCGACTCCACTTTCACGTCCCATAACAGGTCACGCATACCTTCTGACCATAACAACCACTCGCCATCACCCCATTGACGGTTAACACGCGGGTCCTGGAACTCATAAAACTGTTGGATCATGTAGATTTCTAACCGTGCCTGACGACGATAACTTTCGTCCAGTGCCAACATCTTGAACGATTGACGTGTTAACGCTGCCGCTTGCAACGAATTAGCTAATACACCGCTCATCCCGGACTTACTTTCACCCATCATAATATCTTGTACACCCGCCATGTCAGCACGACCATGATTCTCCATCTCACGCATCAGCATATAAGTATCCTGCGATATGGGTGCCGGTGTCAATCGTTCGATTTTACGGCCCGTAATCGCACCTTGAGACACGGGTATCATCAGCCCAGGCTGGTTGGTCACATCCTCGGCTAACAAGGCTCCCTCTTCATACATCCATTGGTTGTTACCGGCCAACATAGCGTTAGCAATGATCATGTTATAAAGGATATTTACCGCTTGCTGGACAGTGACAAGTTGATCAACTTCTGTCTTGCCAAAGAATTGGTGTGGTAACGGATTAGCTTGATAACATACGATAGGGAATTCGCGATGCCAATACGGATTTGCCCGATCAACCACTATCTTGCGCCCATTAACGATGGTCATCATCCTGCCGTTAGGATATTTCAAGCTTTTGGGCGGTTTATCGGGTTGCATGGTACTTTCAGGTGTGGCTTCGTGATAATACAGTTCGTAAACGGGATATCGGCGTCGTTCGTATTTGGTATCTTTCTCCAAAGTACCGCCAGCTTGCGGTTTGAGGTAACGAGTAACTTTACTTACCGCACCCATTAACCCGGAAGCACCGTATTCACCTTGATCGTCCCCGGCATAATCCTTTTCTTTTACCCGGTATATCCGTTCAATATCTGCCGAATCCATATCGGTCTTGACAATAACGTATTTAGAATCTGAAAAGTCTATCGCTGTACCATAGGG